ATTAACGAATTCATTTTTGATGGATTTATGATAATCATTTTAGGTTCATTCGGTATCGCTTCAGTTGATAAATGGATGAATATGAAAAATGGTAAGAAAAACGAGGACGAGGAAGGTTCTATAGAAGAATAATGAAGTCTACGTTACTAGTTTTACTATTATCATTAACCGCAACTTTTTCTTTTGTTTGTAGCTATTTCGGAGGATTAGCTATAGATAATAGTGAACAATATTTGGCGGTCGTGGCGGTAGCTTTTATGGATGGGTTTTTTGGTATAGTTGCTGGTATAAAGAAAGAAGGTTTTAAAACCTATAAAGCATTAAAAGTATTAAAAACAACATTTACTTGGTTAGTTATATTAACAGTAATATTAATGGTTGAAATTGGATTCCCAGGTACATCTTGGCTTTCCGAAACTATTATAATGCCGTTTATAATATTCCAATTAATTAGTGCTTTAAAAAATGCTTCTAATTCAGGTTTTATAAAACATTCTGTATTAAATACAATTTTAGAAAAAATAGATAAACATAAAGATAAATAAATATGCTATTAAAAAATGGTTCAAACGGTGAAGACGTTAAAAAATTACAAGCTAAATTAGGTTTAGCTGCTGATGGGATTTTTGGTCCTGGTACAGAAAAAAAAGTAAAAGAATGGCAAGCTGCGAATGGTTTAACAGCAGATGGTATTGTAGGAGCTGGAACTTGGGGTAAAATGTTTCCCTTAGTGATACCAGAATCACCTTTTAAATTACAAAATTTAGTAGGTCATATTCCAAATGATGTTATTATTCAAATTCCAGATACTGCTGCTAAGTTCAATATTACTAATACTCTAAGATTAACTCACTTTTTAGCTCAATGTGCTCATGAATCAGGAAACTGGAGATATAGAACTGAATTAGCATCAGGAGCTGCTTATGAAGGTAGAAAAGATTTAGGTAATACTCAACCTGGTGATGGGGTTAAGTTTAAAGGAAGAGGATATATCCAATTAACAGGAAGAGCCAACTATAAATCTTTTTCAGATTTTGTTGGGGTAGATTGTGTTGCTAATCCAGAATTAGTTGCCACTACATATCCTATGATGTCGGCTGCTTTCTTCTTTAATTCAAATAAACTTTGGACTATCTGTGATAGAGGAGCTACCGATGATATTATTACTTTAGTAACAAGAAGAGTAAATGGTGGTACAAATGGTTTAGCAGATAGATTAAAGCATTTTAAAGAATACTACCCGTTATTAGCATAACTTATTGATTTCGACACGATCCGCAAATATTCTAAGATCGTTTAATATAGGCGCTATATAAAAGTATATGGTGCCTATATGTATTGATAGTGGACATTAAGAAAATATTTGGATTATTTGAGGAACCTCAAGAGAACAATAAAGAAGTATCTCGTGAGGAATATAATCAACTTGTAGATAACTACAAGAAACATCCTTTATACTGGGTAGGAATGTTTAAAAAACTTATTTATAATCACAATCTATTTAATAGTCAACTTTTAAAATTCTTTGAAAAATTAGATGAGGGGTTAGATCAAGTTGATATAGATAGAGCTGGGGAGTATGTAGTATTTACTAAAGCTTGGGACTATATTAAAAAAATTAATCCAGAAGATAAAAAACATCAAGAAGCATTATATCATTTTTCAGATATACACTTAAAAATTGCCTTGGAATTATCCATAAATTACTTTCAGGAACAAGAAGAATATGAAAAATGTGCACACTTAAAAAAGAATTTAGAGTTTGTAAAACTTCTCTTAACTTAAGCTTGGAGTGATTTAATTTTAACATTATATTCCAACCACAGGGTAAAAAAGAAAATATGAAAAATAGAGAAATAATAATGAGACGAATGGAGAGAGTAGAGGGGGGAATTGAGAAACTACAACTAGCTCTACGTCGTGGAGAATGGAACGTTGTAGAAGAAGTTATCCAAGAAATGAGGGATAATATTAACGATGCTAAAGCATTTGTACAACAAGAACCATTAGGTCCGGGAGAAGTTAATCAATATTAATATATGAATCTTACTGCTGAAGATATCCAAAAGAATTGGATGAGGTTATTAGGTTTTATTGAAGACCATATTTCTGAACCTCGTAAAACTAAATTAATGGAATTTTATGAAAAATATTCTGAGCGTCTAATGTTGATGCCTGCGGCTCATAAAAAAGAATACCATAATGCTTTTCCTGGGGGTTATGTAGAACACGTTAATCGTGTCATTACTTGTGCTCTTCATTTACATGAATTATGGGCTATAATGGGGGTTGATACTACTACTTATACAAAAGAAGAATTAGTATTTTCTGCTCTTAACCATGATTTAGGTAAAATGGGTTCTGAAGAAGAAGAATCATATATCCCTCAGACTGATAATTGGAGGAAAGAAAAACTTGGTGAGGATTATATGTTTAATAATAAAGTTCCATTTGCTTCTGTTCCCGATAGAGGATTATTCCTACTTCAGTCTCATGGTATCCAATATACCTTTAATGAAATGATTACCATTCAGACTCATGATGGTTTATATGATGAAGCTAATAAAAAATATTTAGCTACTTATATGCCAGAACAAAAACCACGTACTTCTCTCCCCTACATAGTACATCAGGCTGATTTAATGGCTGCTCGTATTGAATTTGAAAGAGAATGGTTACCAAAATTACAGGGTAGCGTGGAAACCAAAAAGAAATCATTTACATTGGATAGTAAGAAATCAGCTCCTGTAACTTCAGCTACCAAAACAAAAGCATTAGGTAGTGTAAAAAGTGAGGGACTAAAAAATCTATTAGATAATTTATGATATTAACAATTATAATTCTTTCGGTATTGGTCGTGGTTCTTGGATTCACGACCTTTAACCTCTTACGCAAAAACGAAAAACAAGAAGATATCCTAGCAGGATACATGTCTTACCTTAATAAAATTTCAGATACTATTGAGGTAGCAGATAAAAAATTAAAAGAAGTAGACCACAGAGGTTCATTCAAATCAGATGATGAAGTAGGTTTTGTTTTTGAACAAATTAAAAGTATTCAAACTATTTTAAATACCTTTATTATTAAGGAAATCAAATAATGGAAGAAACGGTAGTAAAAAAGAAAAAAGGAATACAGTATTTTACTCAAGAAACCGAAGATTCTATAGTATTATATAATAATACATCAGATTCAGAAATCAGAAGTAGACTATATAATGATAAAATTCATTATGGTTTTTTTAAATTAACAGAAAATATTATACATACTTTTAAATTTTACTATACGGAGGTAGAAAACATTGAAGATTTACAACATGAAGTAATTACTTTCTTATTATCTAAAATTCATCTTTATGACCAAACTAAAGGTACTAAAGCATATTCTTATTTTGGAACTATTGCCAAACGTTATCTAATTTTATCTAATCAGAAAAATTATAAAAAACGAGTTGATACTTTATCTATAGATGTTTTAGAAGAGGATGAAAATCATTCATACACCATAGAAGATGGTCCTATTAATGACCGTTTATCTTTGTATATAGATGAATTTACGGAATACTGTACCGAAAATATATTTACTTTATTTCCTAAAGAATATGACGCTCAAATAGCAGATGCTATTTTAGAATTATTTCGTAAAAGAGAACATTTAGATGTTTTTAATAAAAAAGCTCTTTACATTTATATCCGTGAACAAGTTGATGCTAAAACACCTAAAATTACAAAAATAGCAAATCAACTTTATGACATATTTAAAAAAGGTTATATATTTTATTTAGAACACGGATATACAAGTTTTTGAGTTTCATATTTATAAGAAACTAACTGTATATTTATGTCACAATTTGATAACATAGTCTTTAAAAATAAAAAATTTTCTGATTTATTAGAGGAAATTTACAATAATCAAAAGAAAAAAGACCAACAAGTTACTGCTCTTATAAGTGAGCTAAAACCACTTATTTCTGATATTGGAGATGCTACTTTGGTAGTTCCTTTAATTAAAGAATATATGGAGATTAGTGTAAAAAACGATGATATTTTAATCAAAATGGCAGCACTTGCTCAACGTGCTATGCAAACTCAAACAGCAGAGGGTGTATTAACTATTTCTGATGAGGAAAAAGAACAATTACTTGCTGCAATGAATGAACTAAAAGGAGATAAATAATGGCAACAAAATTTGGATTTAGTGGAGTAAATAAAAATGTTAATCCTAATAATAACAGAAAAAATGATGCTATATTAAATCGTTTAAAAAGTTCATCTATAACTACTGGTAGAGTTATTAATGTTTTTACAGAAAATACAAATGGTAGAGTAATAGGAGAAATTGAATATGTAGACTCCAGTTTTAATACTGGAGATATTAGTACAGTTCCTACAGGAGCTGGAAGATTAGTTGCTAAACCTTTGTTTACTAATGTAAAAAATTATCCTTTAATTAATGAATTAGTTTTAATTTTAAGACAACCAGATACAGATATTAGAGCAAATACCTCAGCTAAGTCCGCTTATTATCTAAATGTTTTAAGTTTATGGAACCACCCCCACCATAATGCTCTTCCTTATTCACAAGGACAACTCCAACAATCTCAAATAAAAACTAGAGATCAAGTTTTAGCAGGAAGTGTTGTTAATACTACTGATCAACTTACTAATATTATTTTTGGTGATACTTTTATAGAACGTGATAATATAAATCCTTTAAGATCTTTTGAAGGAGATATAATTTATGAAGGAAGATGGGGTAATAGTATAAGATTTGGTTCTACTATAAAAACAATTCAATCCCAAACCCCCTTAAATAATTGGTCAAAAGGAACTAGCACATCAGGAGACCCTATTTTAATACTTAGAAATGGACAAGGTTTAAATGTTGGTAATGGTTTTGATTCTATAACCGAAGATATAAATAAAGATGATTCTTCTATTTATTTAACCTCTACCCAAAAAATCCCATTAAAAACAGCAAGTGCTAATTATACTAGCTATATTAATTCACCCCCAATTACTCCTGATCAATACGAAGGAAAACAAATAATAATAAATTCAGGAAGATTAGTATTTAATTCTACAATAGATCACATATTATTAAGTTCTAATAAATCTATTAATTTAAATGCTGTAGAAAGTTTTAATGTAGATACTCCTACGGCTGTTTTTCAAACAGAAAAAATATTTTTAGGTTCAAAAAATGCAAATGAACCCTTACTACTAGGAAACCAAACTATTGCCTTATTAAACCAATTAATTACAAATCTTTCAGGTTTTTGTACTATTTGTAGTACAGTAGTATCAACTCCTGCTTTTACTCCTATAGCTCAATTAAACATTGCTGCTACTCAATTAAATTCTTCTTTACTAGCATTACAAGCTAATCTAGAAACTTTAAAATCTAAATATAATTATACAGTATAATGGCTACTCCTAATGAATTAGAACAACAAAGACAAAGAGAAGCAGCTGTCACTAAACAAAAATCAGAAACAGCAGGGAAAAATACTATAGATACAAACGAAATACAAAAAGGCACACCAGATGATTTAAAAGCTAAAGGATCATCTAAATTACCTTTTATTTTATATACTATAGGGGGCCAAGTAAAATCAATTATTCAACCTTCTTTAGATAATTTAACTAAACAATACGTTGAAAAATATCAATCCCAAGGTGTGTGTTTAACCCCATTAGAATTAAGTGAATTAAGACAACAAAGAGATTTAATAGTAGAACAATTAAATAATATAGGAATAAAAATAGATAGAATAGGAACCTCTATAACAGGTATTTCTTCTTTTTTAACTACTATAATAACATTAATTACTACTTTAGATATCGCCTCTATTGCCGCTTCTTTAGCTTTAAAAATCCCCCCAGTTAATGCTCTTCCAGTTCCGGGTTCTGTAGTTTCTTTAATAGATGATGCTCAAACCTTAATTAGAAAAACCACTTTTGATAAGTTAGGTAATTCAAAATTAGCTAAATTACAAACAGCATTAGGAGGAGCTGCTTTAGTTATATCTATTGTAAGTAGTTATATATTAAAAGCAGTAGATAATTTAAAACTTATTGATGCTATTTTAAAAGAATGTGACCCTAATAATTCTTTAATTCCTTTAAATTCCGAAATTAATATTTTAGCATCTACCCAACAACAAGCTTCCCAAACAGAAAATGAAACCTCATATAATGGTTTTATAATCGAAATAGAGGAAGTACCTTATACCCCAACAGTAACTCGTAGAAGAGCACTTGGAAAAAACCAACAAGGTATTGTTTTGATACAAACCGAATTATCATTTACTACAAATGATCAAACCTTAATCAATGAACTTAAACTAATAATTGATAGAGATAATTTAAAAGCTTATTAATTTTAATATTTATAAACAATGAAACCATCAGATTTTAAAAAAATTATTAAAGAGGCAGTAAAGGAAGCTATTCAAGAAGAATTGAAAGATATTCTATTGGAAGCTGTTCGTGCTCCCAAAACAGTTGTAACAGAATCTATAAGAGATACTTATGCACAACCACACATTGAAAAACCCAAACAACTATCAGCATCTGAAAGACGTGCTATGTTTGGAGGCTTATTAGAAGAAATGCAAAACGGAGGAGTAGCTAATTCCCAATACGCAGGTAATTTTCAACCCCAATCAGTAGATCCTGTTAATGGTGCTTTACCTGAAGGAAGTGTGGGTTTGGACCAAATAATGGCAATGATGAATAAATAATGGCTTTTGGAGCAAAGAAAATATTCCCTTTAGATACCAGACCTAGTGTAGGTGTGGGGGTTGCTTTACCTTTTAATGCTCCTGGTGTTTTTAGAACAACATATACTACCCAAGAATCTATTAAATATAATCTAATAAATTTCTTTTTAACAAATCAACCCGAAAGATATTTAAATCCTTTGTTTGGTGGTAATTTAAGAAAATTTGTTTTCGAACAAATATCACAAAATAATTTATCATCTTTAAAAGAAAATATTCAATCTCAATTAACTAATTTTTTTCCAAATATAATTGTTGAAAAATTAGATGTAATTCCTGATGAAAATTATAATACTGTAGATATTAATTTATATTACTCAATACAAGATACTGGAATTAACGACAACATACAAGTAACATTTACATAATGGCAATTAGAAGAAACATACAATATATAAATAAAGATTTTACTGAATTAAGAGCTAGCTTAATTGATTACGCTAGAACTTATTTTCCAACAACTTATAATGACTTCAGTCCATCTTCTCCTGGAATGATGTTTATGGAAATGGCCGCTTATGTAGGTGATGTGTTATCCTTTTATATGGATAACCAAATTCAAGAAACATTTCTACAGTATGCTCGTCAAACAAATAATTTATATGAATTAGCTTATATGTTTGGATATAAACCAAATGTAACCCAAGTAGCTACAACTTATATAGATTTTTATCAACAAGTACCAGCAAAATTATCAGGTTCAGAATATGTTCCTGATTTTGATTATGCTTTATATATTGAACCCAATTCAACAATAACTCAAACTACTGTTAATAAAATTCCTTTTTTAGTACAAGACCCAATTGATTTCTCAGTATCAAGTTCAGGAGATCCTACAGAAGTAACAGTATATGAAATATCTGGTCCTAATCCAACTTATTTTCTTTTGAAGAAAACAAGAAAAGCTATTTCATCAACAATTAATACAACTCAATTTTCATTTTCTGCTCCTGTTCCTTTTACAACAGTTCAATTAAATGCCGAAAGAATAGTAAGCGTATTAGATATAATTGATAATAATACTGAAGATGAATGGTATGAAGTAGATTATTTAGGTCAAGAAATGGTATTTAATTCAATAAAAAATACTAATGTTAATGATCCTAATCTATCACAATACTCAGGAGATACTCCTTATTTATTAAAACTAGAAAAAATACAAAGAAGATTTACCACAAGATTCCTTAACTCAGGTTCTTTACAAATCCAATTTGGTTCAGGAACAGCTAATGATACTGATGAAGAAATAATTCCAAATCCAAACAACGTAGGAATTGGTTTACCTTTTGAACAAGATAAATTAACTACTGCTTATGCTCCTGATAATTTCTTATTTACAAAAACTTATGGTATTGCCCCTTCAAACACATCTTTAACAGTAAGATATTTAACTGGAGGAGGTGCTACTTCTAATGTTCCTGCTAATACTTTAACACAATTTCAAGGAACAGCTAAGTTTTTAAATAAAAATTTAAATAATGTAACAGCAAATACTATATATAATTCATTAGCTGTTAATAATTCACTATCAGCCGATGGTGGTGGTGATGGAGATTCAATAGAAGAAATTCGTCAAAATTCATCAGCTAATTTTGCTACTCAATTACGTAACGTAACTCAAAATGATTACTTAGTTAGAGCATTATCAATGCCTGCTAAATATGGAGTAGTATCTAAAGCTTTTATTGAACCCACAAAAGCCCAATCAATATCAGCTGGTGAATCTCAATCAGTTTTAGATTTATATGTTTTATCATATAATGTAAATAATCAATTAACAGTAGCTTCTCCTGCTTTAAAACAAAACATAACTACTTATTTATCTCAATACAGAATGGTAAATGATTCTGTTAATATTAAAGATGGATTTATTATTAATATTGGGGTTAATTTTGATGTAATAATTTTACCTAATTATAATAGTAATGAAATATTATCTAAATGTATTTTAGCATTACAAAATTATTTTGCTATTGATAAATGGCAAATTAACCAACCTATTATTTTAAGAGATATTTATGTTTTATTAGATAGAATAGAAGGAGTTCAAACCATAAAAAATATTGAAATAAATAACTTAGTTGGAGAAAATTTAGGGTATTCACCTTATGCTTATGATATAAAAGGAGCAACTCAAGGTAATGTAATTTACCCTTCATTAGATCCTTCTATATTTGAAGTAAAATACCCTGATATAGACATTCAAGGAAGAGTAGTACCTTTATAATTAAAATAAAAAAATGGCCGTATATAAAATATTTCCTAATAAAGACGCAACATTATATTCTTTATTTCCCAATATGAATACTGGGTTAGATGAGATAGTAGAAGCTACTCTCACCGCCTTTGCTTATTCAGACCCTAACCCTCAAACAAGTCGTTTTCTTATTAACTTCTCAGAAGATGAAATTGATTATGTTATATCGGGTTCAAATTCTTTAATAGGAATTACTAGTTCAGCTCAATTATTAGATAATAATCTATGGAAAGCTAATTTACAGTGTTTTGTAGCTACTGTTACTGGTTTACAATCTTCTACTACAGTAGAATGTTATCCAGTATATGGAGATTGGGATATGGGTACTGGAAGGTATTTAGATGATCCTATTTCTACTAACGGTACTAGTTGGATTTGGAGAAGTTATTCAGGAAGTAATCCTTGGTTAACATCTGGTTATCCATCAAATGTTACTGGTTCATATAATACAAATTATGCACCAGCCGGTGGTGGTAACTGGTTTACAGGTTCAACAAATTCTAGTTTTAATTCAAATCTTTATCCTATTAGTGCATCTGTAACTTTTGGTTTTTATGAAAATAAAGATCTTAATTTTGATATAACTAATGCTATAAGAGCCAGATATACAGGAGCTATTTCTACTGATGGATTTATTATTAAACAGTTAGTTGAATTTGTTGATAGTAAAGACGTCCAACCTGAATTAAAATATTTTTCAAGAGATACTAATACAATTTATCCTCCAACCTTACAATTTAGTTGGAGAGATTATTCATTTAATACAGGTTCTTCAACCCAAACAATTTTAAACACATTACCAGCAACATTAACATTAGCCCAAAATCCAGGAACATTTTATAGCCAAAGTGTAAATAGGTTTAGAATAAATGCACGCCCTGAATTTCCAGTTCAATTATGGGAAACATCTTCTGTTTATACAAATAATTTTTATTTACCTACAGCATCTTATTATGCTATTAAAGATTTAGAAACAAATGAATATGTAGTAGAATTTGATACACAATTTACTCAATTAAGTGCAGATGCTACTTCAAGTTATTTCGATGTTTATATGAATGGTTTAGAACCTGAAAGGTATTATGCTATTTTAATTAAATCTAACATTGCAGGAACAACTCAAGTATTTGATGATCAATATTACTTTAAAGTAATTAATGGATAATGGAAATATTAACATTAACAAATACTACTTATAATAAAAATCAATACCAAAGAGTAATTGATACTTCTTTTACTCAATTGGTAGAACCTCCTTCCACAGCACCAATAATAGCCCCAACTATTTCAGTAGCTGAATTCTTTCAAAATTATCAACAAATATTCTTTCAGATACCTAAATTTGGAGAAATAAATTCTCATGAGTATCTTATAAAAACAAGTCAAGAATATATTGGCAATTCTAATAGTATTGACGGAGATACAATTCAGGCATTAATTGATGAAATAACACAATTAAGAGAAGAAAATTTAAATTTACAACAACAATTAATAACAGGCAGTTTATAATAGATGGCAGAATTTTTAATAACAACTCAATCACTATCTCCTACTACTTTTGAATATCAAGAATATTCATTAGATGATACTAGCTTGATAACCTCTAATGATGTAGATGTAAGTTTTAATCCTGAGGTTGATTACATTGAATATTATGTTTTTAGTTTAAATAACAATATATTTTTTGAAAATACAGAAGGTTTTCCTAGATATAAATTAATTGATAATCAAGTATCTATTGATCCTATCGAAGATTTAAGATCTACAGGTTTTCAACAAGGTTCTTATAATACTTTATATAATTTTTTAAAGAGAAGATTAGGTTCAAATCCATTTTCAACTTATTACATAGATGAAATAAGTAGTGACAGAACAGAAATTAGATTAAATACAACTTCTATTCCTAACGAAGAAGTTATATTATCTACTAATGAATTTATAAACACTATACAATCTTCATCTTTTGATTATATAGATTTTTACTTAAATTTTGGAAATAATCAATTAATTATAGCTAATAATATTTTATTAGATACCTCAGATCCAAATGATCCAACAATCCTAATAAAATTATATGAACCCCTACCAGAACAATTTAATTTAAAAAGTCAATGTTGGGTTGTTGAAAAAATTGCTGATTCTATTGCTTATAATATTAATATTACTGAAATCTTTAATCCAGAAGATAGTAATGTTTATTTAAAAGGACCTAATTTTAATTTAGCAATTCAAAATCAGATAAATAATTCTACAGACTATTCAAATTATCAAACATTATCTTCAACAAGTCCTTCATTATCACAAGGTACAGGAAGTTTAAATTATCAATTAAATAATATATTAGCACAAACAGGAATAACAATCAATGTAGATTATTCTGATTATGCTAATTTTATTCATTTTTCTTCTGCTCAAACTAGACTAGAAAATTTTTATTATAAACTATCTTTATTAGAAGAATATACCTATAGTGCTAGTTTATCTTCTGGTTCTTCTAGTAGTTCATATTATGTTTCTTCAAGTAATATAATATGGCAAGCCAAAATAAATGAAATTATTACAACCTTTGATTCTTATGAATATTATTTATATTATTCATCAGGTTCAACAGCTTGGCCTAAAACTAATTCAACACCCCCTTATACAAATTACTCAACAACATCAACCGAAGGACAAAATTGGTTTATTACTCAATCAATAACTGCTGAAGAATATGATTTAGAAAATAACAATGCCTTAGTTTTAGCTATTCCTTCATATATTCTAGAAGATACAGATAATTTACAATTTGAATTATTTGTTGAAATGATAGGACAAATGTTTGATAATGTGTTTGTATATCTACAAGGCATTACAAGCAAATATGATGCTGATAACCGTTTAACTTATGGTGTCTCAAAAGATTTAGTTGCTGATATTTTAAAAGATATGGGTGTTACTCTATATCAAAATAATTTTTCTTCTAATGATGTATATCAAGCTTTAATTGGTATAACACCGTCTGGTAGTTTATATAATTTACCTTATACAACAACTCAATACCCTGTACCATCGGGTACTTTTCTTGATTATATAACAACATATGTAACTGCTTCTTCTACATCTTCATTAGCTCCTACTAACGATATTAATTTAGAACAATACAAACGTATTTATCATAATTTACCTTTATTATTAAAGAAAAAAGGTTCTGTAGCAGGTGTAAGAGATTTAATTACTACTTTTGGTATTACTGATACTATTTTAAGAATTAATGAATTTGGGGGTAAAGACAAAAATCCTAATAGCTATGATAGTTGGCAAAACGAATACAATTACTCTTTCTATACCAGTGGATCAGCATATGTTACTTCTTCTTGGGTATTAAATACCGATTGGAATGCACCAAGTAATAATCCTCAAGCTGTTGAATTTAGATTTAAAACAACAGGATTACCTACAAACACAGGATATTATTCTCAAAGTTTATGGTCAACAGATTTAGGCCTTACTATAAGATTAAGATATACAGGTTCAGGTTATACAACAGCCTCTTATAGTGGAGGTCCTTTAGATCCTTATTATCAATATGCTAATTTGGATTTTATTCCTAATGCCGCTTCACCATCTACTTCAGCTAGTGTTTATTTACCTTTTTATGATGGAGGTTGGTGGTCTGTTTTAATTAATAAAGATGGAAGTAATTTTACTTTATACTCAGGAAATAAAAATTATAAAGGTGAAGATGGAAATGTTGTAGGATTCCAAGCATCCTCATCAGTATCTTATGCTCCTGATAACTGGAATAATAGTGTAACATCTTATTTTGGTACCTCTTCCTTATCAGGAAAAATATTCTCAGGCTCATTTCAAGAAATTAGATATTATACCCAACCAATATCTAAAAGTAATTTTGATGCTTATATAATGAACCCTTACTCAATAGAGTTAAGTGAGTTTTTAGCTTTTAGAGCAACTTTAGGTGGAGAATTATATACATCCTCTATTTCTGTTCACCCTAAAGTAACAGGTTCTTGGATATCTACTTCATCTTTTACTTCTAATAGTATATTCCATACTACTTCAGGTGGTGAATATGTTCCTAATACTGAAGTATTTTACTTTGATCAAGTACCAGCAGGTATTCAAAATGCTATCTCAAATAAAATAAAACAACAAAATATTGTTTTACCATATAGTAGTAGTAATACTAATATTCCTAATTCAAATGTTTTATCTCCTTTTATTTCGATTCAGCAATTCCCTTCTATAAGTTCTAGTTATACTAGAGATATTGATTATGTTGAAGTAGGTTTTTCACCTCAAAATGAAATAAATGAAGATATAAATTCACAAATTGGATATTTTAATATTGGAGAATTAATTGGTGATCCTAGATTCCAATCATCTTCATTAGACACTTATCCTGATTTAGATGCTTTAAGTTATTCCTATTTTGAAAAATACGAATCAAATTATGATTGGAATGATTATATTAGATTAATTAAATTTTTTGATAATTCTTTATTTAAAATGTTAGTTGACTGGACACCAGCAAGAACATCTTTAGCAGCAGGAATTATTATTAAAAATACTTTACTTGACAGAAATAGATATAGACCACCTCAAGTTAATACTTCTTCTTCATTAGCAAATATTGGTAGTGGTTCAACAAATATTCCTTATGTTGTTGAAGATTTAACCATTACAGGTTCAATAAGTGTTGGAAATATAGAAGGAGGTAATGGTGGTTCAATGCCTAACTTATTTGGTCAAACTCAATCTTTTGATAGATTTGTAAATATTACTCAAAGTTGGACAGGAACAACTCCTTCATTAAGTGGTTCTATTCCTTTTACAGAATCATATCAATATGAATTTTATAATGGTGAATTAAGTGGTTCAAATTTAGTAGTAACAAATGGTGATTTGAGTGATTGTAATGTTGAATTAGTAAACATATACAATATATCTCCTTTATCATCTGTTGGAGATACTATTCCCTTATATACTACTTATATTCCTTATTTATTTAATTTTGATAATACTTATTATTTAAATTTTACAATAACTAAAACAGCAGGGTTTGTTAGTAGCCCATGCTATTTATTTGACAATTCAGGAAAAATATTATACACTAGCCCTTCATTGGGTGTAGGAAACTCAGTAACTGTAGATAAATTACAAATTCAACAAGTATTTGCTAAATTATTTTTCGGTGTACAAAGTCCCTTTGTTTCAGAAGAATTCGAAATAACTAATTTTACAGTATTTGAATCTTATATAGAACCAGATTGTTTAGTTGTGGCTAATGATGTTCCTTTAAATAGACCTAGTTCTAAATACATGGATGTAGATTTTACTACAAATCAAATAACAGCAGTAAATTTACAAAATATATTAAGTGGAAGTGGAACTAGATTTGCTGTTCCTGATTCTAATTATACATCATTAAAAAGTGCTAATCCAAGATACTTTGGATGTGAAAATACTTCTCCTGATTATAATATTGTAGGTGGTGTAACATCAATAAATTCATCATCTTCAGATCCTTGTAATCCAACAACTCTTTCAACATTAACTATAACTGGTAGTCAATTACCTGCTATTGAATATTTAACTTCATATTTTGCTTATACTCCTGGAGGATTTGGTGGTACACTAGCAGAAAGATCCGGAAGTGGAAATTATAAAATTGGATTTTTAGTAGATGAATTAGGAACAGTATACAAACCTGACCCATCAGCATCTGGTTATTTACCTAATTTTTATAATACTTTTGGAGCTGGTTCTGAAGTTATATTATCATCAACAAATGCAACAACAGTAGGTCAACCTGAATATACAGTTTATAAACCTGCTGGTTTCTTTCAAACAATATTATATACAGATACCGGTTCGTTAAGTACTGATTATTTAGTAAGTGGAACATATGCTAATATAACTTTTGATGCTGTTCCAAATGCTTATAATTCTCCCTTTAATTTATTCGTTGAAGGATTAGGACCAGGATTAGTAGGAGGAGGTACTCGTACAGCAAGTTTTGATACTATTTACATTGATAAGGCAAACGGTTATAATACGTCTTCTAACATATATACAACTCAACAATGTTCAGTAGTTAGAGCTGCTTTTAGTGCTTCTCAAGAAATAGATAATGGAGATGCTAGTTTATCAATGACTGCAACCCTTAGATTATATAAAAACAATTCAATACTAACACAATCCGCTGTAACCATAGCTCCTTTAGGAAATGCTACACTTACAATGAATTATGATACTTTATTAAATGCTATTGGTGATGAGTATTATTATACTATTCAAACAAATAGATCAGGTAGTATAGGAACAGCTCAATGGTATATTAATCCTATAACTTCAAGCATAACAGTATCAAAAAGTGGTAGTTTTACAACAGGTTCAAATAGTAGAAATGTATTAACATCTTCTGTAGCTTTAGGAGAATTATGGGGTGGAGGATATGCTCAAAACCCTATTGCTGGTAGTGGATTTGATACACCCCAACCCTTATTTATAAAATATTTAGATGAAATAAGATTTGAAGGTAATGAGTCTCAAGTATACACTGTAGTATCTGCTTCGTATGCTGAAACATTTAATATAACTACTGGTACTCAAGCAAGATTTTATTTATTTTTAAATGGAGAAATATCACCAACAGAAGACATAGATATTAATTATTTTGCTGTTAGAAGATGGTCATTTGCTGTAGATAATTTAGTAATCAATAGTCCAGGAACTGTAATGGGTCCAGGATTAATATTACCAAAATATCTTTCTCCACTTCTTCAACAAAACTTACCATCAATTGTTGAAAATCTTACAAATAAAGGATTAATTTAATATATTTATAACATATAACTAAATAAAAAACATGGGATATTTAAACAATACCGTAGTAACAGTAGATGCTATTTTAACAGATGTTGGGCGTCAATTGTTAGCTCAACAAAATGGTCAATTTCAAATCACTCAATTTGCTCTAGCAGATGATGAAATTGATTACACTCTTTACAATCCAACACACCCCTCAGGTTCTGCTTATTATGGACAAGCTATTGAAAATATGCCTCTATTAGAAGCATTTCCTCAAGCTACTCAAACCATGAAATATAAGTTAGTAACTTTACCTCGTGGTACTGCTAAAATGCCTATTTTGGATATTGGGTATTCTGCTATTATTTTAAAACAAGGAGCTTCATTAGCAATTACCCCTCAAACATTAAATTACTTAGGAGGTAATACTTTCGAATCAGCAGGTTATACAGCAACTATTTCAGATATTAGATTATTTAGTACATTTGAAGGAGTAGGTATTAATACTCCCGATGTTCAAGCTCTTAATTTAGCAAACCAAACAACAACTATTGGTACCTCTGTATCAAGAACTGTTGTTGGTACTACAATTAATATGAGAGCTACTACTGTTAATACATTATTTGGTTCTCAAACCCAATTACAAGCCACATTAACTATTGAAGGTAGAGATAGTGGTGCTCGTTTAACTATTCCTGTAACTGTAACTAAAGTTTAATAAAATATAAAAAATGTCATTTGTAAGATTTGTACCGGATGATTTTGTAGTAAGCTCAGATGCTGTATCAGCTACCGCTTGGACTACAGGTAATCCCACATTAAACGCCTTTTATACCTCTTCTACTCAATTTAATGGAAGCTCTGGTGATTATTATATAAATGTATATGATACTGCTACCACTTCTTCTGTTCAATTTGCTATTGCCTATGGTAATTTAGCAGGAAGTGGTAGTGCTAACTATAATAATATGGTTGATGGAAAATCACCAACATCTACTATTTACGGACAATACCAAGATTTAGTATTAGGAGATGAAAACACTGATTTTATTTTTGGTACAATCACCTCATCACAATTCTTTGCTTTATCTATAGAAAGACAATGTTACAAAGAATCTATTTTCTTAGGTTCTATGACATTATTACTCTCAGGAAGTTCAGGTTCTATATCATTAACAGATAATAGTAATTATGTAACTTCGGTTACATATACTGGAGGTGGAACAAGAGTATTCCAATTAATTACAGGTTCAGCAGGAACAAGAGCTACAATTACTTCTAGAAACACAGCAGAAGGTTACTCATCTAATTCAGGTTCATATGGTTGGTTATTACCTGATATTGGAACTATTTTATTAAATCCTTTAGCATTAGCAGATTTTGCAGTTAGTGGAGGTATTGGATTACTATATAGTGGTTCTGCAACTGCTTCAGCTGCACCCAATATATCTCCTAATACTTCTTTATTTAAAGCAATAAGTGGTAGTAGTGCTCCTAACACAGGTTCTTTTACACTTAATTCTCAAGAAACTATTACTTCGGATTTTGTGTTTGTAAGACCAAGAAGTTCAGAATTTAATTACTCTGAAAATCCATCATTCATTTCAGGTTCAACAGGTGAAGTTTTATATAGTGATTTTATTAATAATCCACAAACATATATTACTACTATTGGATTATATAATGATACTAACCAATTATTAGCAGTAGCTAAATTATCAAGACCATTACCTAAAAACTTTACAAAAGAAGCATTAGTTAGAGTTAAACTAGATTTCTAAAATGAATGGGTGCCTACAAACAATTTCTAGCTTCAGATATAGTTGTTACTCCGTTAACTTTAAATAAATCCTTTTATTTTGAGGGAGCAGCAGCTTTGACTGCTTCTAACGTAGGTATTGATAGATATTTAGGTTTAAGTACTAGTTCTTTATTTAATCCTTTAACAGATCCTACAACCGGACAAATTTCTCCTCAATACCAAAGACTAGTCTATAGTTCTATTAAAGAATTATATTATTCAAATTATTTAAATAATACAGCTAGTTTAGGTTCTCCTGTTACAACAGCTAGTCTAATACCAGGTTCAGATCCTTCAGGAGATGTTTTAGTAGGACCAACATCTTCAGCAGGTAGATATTGGAATTACCCCCAAACTACTTTAACTTTTGAACATTATTTTCCTACCTCTTCAGATTCTTATATTGGAGTAATATCAATTCCTGTAGGACTATTTGGAGAATATATCCAACCAGGTTCTTTTAGATGGACAGCAGATAGTGGTTCAATATATGATGATGGGCAGGGTAATTTAATTTATGATACAACAGATGAAATATGTGGACAAATATTTTATCCTCATGGTATTGCTATTATTACAAGTGATTCACAACCACAAGGAGATGCCTATGGAGTAGCTATATATAGTTCTTCTTTTTATGGCTTAACAGATGCTGCTGTAGTACAAAACTTTGTAACATCATCTAATGTAACTTGTTCTTTTTCTTCATCTCTTACTATTTATGAAACTCAATATAAATGTACTGCTGGGGAAAATGAATTTAATTTTAGTTTAAACCCAACAATACTTTCAGGTTCAAATAATGATACTTTATATGGTTTTGCTACTGGTTCTTATTTTCAACCATATGCAACAACAGTAGGGTTATATAATGAACAACAACAATTATTGGCAGTAGGAAAATTATCACAACCTTTACCATTATCCCCAACAACAGATACAACAATTTTAGTAAATATAGATAGATAATATGTGGTTATACAACGAAAAAGTTATAGAAAATATTGAGGATTTTCCTCAAGACACCTTTGGTTTTATTTACATAGTAACTCATAAACCAAGCGGTAAATCTTACATTGGTAAAAAGGTATTATACCACAATGTAAAGAAAAAATTAACAAAAAAGGAACTAGCAGAACAAACAGGACCAGGCAGGAAGTCAGCCACAAAGGTGGTAGTAAAAGAATCGGACTGGAAAACCTATTA